GATATAGCGGATTATATCATAAATAACGCTGTCCTGAGCGATATGTACGATTCGTATGACGACGTATCGTATGCTATGGAAACTTTATCTGTCATACGTCGATATATGCACAAGGTTGATTTGAGAGGTATTAAGGGCGAAATACAGCATAAGTTCGATAAAAAGAATGCCGTCAGTCTTGTGTGGGGCGCAAAACAGGGCGGTATGGCTCCCGACGTCATTGCGCAGGAACTTCAGTCTTATGGTATAAATATCGAGGCAATAAACGAGGCAGACCAATTTTTTGAAATGCTCGAAATTTACGAAAAGGCTAAAAGCGACGTAAGCAAAAAGGCGGAAAAGGTAAGCCTCACGGCATACGGTAGTAAAACGCAAATCGAAAAACTCCGTCAACAGATAGCCCGCGATATTTTGACCGCATACGACGAAAAAGGTACGCAGTCTAAATATGGCAAGTTGGTGGAGAAATACACGAATCAGATTGAAAGCCTTACGAAACAGGTGCGGCAGGCGCGAAAAATCAACAGCGTTGTAAATAGTTTGGTTGACAGCGCACAGTATCTGCGCGATATAGCGGCAAAACGAAACTATGTAGGCGCAGAGGTCTTTTCGGCTCCCGAACTTACGTCGTGGCTGAAAAATCTCGGCAAACTGAAATACCGCTCTGATTTGAGAAAATCGGGCGCACGAAAAATACTTTTGGACTATGGGAAATTCTATAATACGAATAACCCGCTACTGTATGACGCAGACCCGAATTTAACGTACATTGATAACAATGTACTTGACGCGCTCAACTTTTTACAACAGAACGCCGACAGCACAAAACCGCTCTCTCTTGAGGAGTTGCAGGCGGCGCAGGTCATAATGGCGTCGGCAAAACACCTTTTTCAAAACTACGACCAAATGACAATGGAGGGCAAAAAGGTTCGCATAAGTGAGGCGGCGACTGCAGGTAACGCTATAATTCAAAGAACGAAAAGCAGGGTCGGGAGAGGCTTTTTCAACAGCATATACGGCGTGTTCAACAAAATAGTCGAACCGCGTGTCGTGATAAAATCGTTTGAAAATTACGACCCGAACGGCATACTCACGCGGGCATACAACGAAATTACAAGGGGAGAAACTGCGGCAAGCCTGCAGTATATCCAACTCGTAGAAAAATTCGATGATTATTTCAAAACGAACAAAAAATACCGTAAGCGTTTGACGTCGGAATATATAACGGTTGCGGGTGCGGAACTGAATGTCGGTCAAGCATTGTCGCTGTACGAGTTGTCTAAGCGCGAACAGGCAAAAGCGGGCTTGTATGAGGCAGGGTTTAGTTACATTGATAAAAAGGGCAAAAAACAGACCGTAAGCATAACCGAAAGCGATATTGACGCGTTGCAAAGTGCTTTTACCGAAAGCGATAAACAATTTATATCCATTGTCGAGGAATTTTTCAATGTTCAGAGCAAAAAGGTAAAAACGGACGCTGACCTGCAGATTCTCGGTTACACAAACGCCTCGGACGATTTCTATTTCCCGATACAGCGCGACAAAGGAACAATAGCGAAAAATATCACGGACGCCCGCGACCTTATGGCTGATTGGGCAAACGTATATAATTTCTCGTTCAATAAAGACGTGAAAACGGGCGCGAAAAACAAGATATTTGTTCCCGAAATTTGGAGCGTCATCACACGGCACGCGAAACAACTCTCGACCTATGCTCATTTGACCGTTCCGCTCAAAAATTTCAGTCAAATTTACGCAAAGAACATAGGCGACAAGACGCACGTTCAGAGTATCAGAAACACGCTCAATGAGCAGGTATGGGGCGGTGCGGACGCTTATTTAAGCAAGTTATTTGCCGATATTCAAGGCAAGGCGACGAGTAGTTCCGTGATTGAGAAACTGCGCGGCGCATACGCGAAATATCAACTCGGCGCAAATTTGAAAGTCATAGTATCGCAGTTGACGTCATATCCGACAGCGGGAATCGAACTTGATTTTCGCTCTATGGTAAAGGGCGCGGTTATGAAAACCGATTATGCCGCAATGGATAAATACTGTGATTATGCCCGCGTCCGTAACTACGAAAAAGGCGTCGTAAGAGCGGAGGGTGTGATTGATAAGGTCGGTAAGGTAGGCGATATTTTCACTAAGCCTATACAATGGACGGACAGAGCCGCAATCGGTAAGATTTGGAACGCGTGTCAGGTGCAGATTGAACGCAACGACGGGCATAAGATAGGAACCGTGGAGAATATGCAAGCCGCAGGCGTGCTGTTAGAGGAGGTTATCAGACTTACGCAGCCGAACTACACAAACACGGAGCGTTCCGCGCTTATGCGTTCCGATAGCGATATTGTACGCAGTTTTACAATGTTTACGTCGGTGCCGCTCAAACAACTCTCGCGCCTCGTCGAATCAGTCGGGGAATACAAAACTCTGCGGCAAATGATAAAATCGGGCGATACAAATGCCGATATTCAGAGCAGATATAAAAAGGCGAAAAAACGCCTCGGTAAAACGCTTGCCTCGATAACAGTTGCAAACCTTATGTACACAATGGTTGCGCAGTTCTTTAAGTGGCTATATGCCAAAGACCGCAAGGATAAGGACGGCAACGAGATAAGTTTTGTACAAGATTTCTTTACTGATTTTGCAAGCACGACAATAGGAATGTTCCCCGTCGTAAAAGATATATACAACTATTTCGCAAACGATTACGAGTTTAGCAATTTTGCGTATGACAGCATAAACAGCATTTTGTCTACGACGAAAGATTTGTTTGAGGTTGCGACAAAGGCGGCGGGCGGCGAATCGTTGGAAACGTCCGATTATATGAAACCGCTCAGAAACTCGCTTTATGCAATCGGACAGATTACGGGCTTGCCGATAAGGAATATCAATAACACGATTAGCGGCGTTATCAAGCGTTTTAGCCCTGCGACGGCGTACAAGTACAATTCTATGTTTTATAATGCGCAGTACAGCAAGGATATAAAAGCGGCGTTAGCGAACGGCGATACGGAACTTGCCGATACGATTATGAGCCTTATGCTTGATGAGGATAAGGCGGGGAACCTTAGTGCGGGCGCGAGAAAAAAACTCATCGAATTGTACGAGCAGGAGTATGAGGTGTTACCGCGCAGCATAGGCGATTCCGTAACGTATAACGGCGAGAAAATCGAACTTACAGCGAAACAGCGTGAGAAATTCAAGAGAGTTTACGGAAAGGCGAACGGCTATATTGAACGTATGGTGCAAAACAAGTCATTTGCAAAACTGTCTGCCAATAAACAAGCAAAAGCGATAAAACAGGTGTACGACGCGTATTACGATAAGGCTTTAGCGGAAACACTCGGCGTATCATCGAACAATAAACTTTTGCTCTTGTCAAAGTTTATGGGTATCGAATCGCTCTCAATCGCGCTTGCGGGAATATCCGATATAACGTCCGATAAAGATAAAAACGGCGCGACCGTTCAGGGTTCCAAAAAGAAAAAGGTAATACAGTATCTTTTGGGGCTGAATTTTACTGACGCTCAACGATTATTGATTCTCTTTATGCAGGGATATAAAATAGGCGACGGCGAGTATAAACGGCTTACGGCAGACAGGGCAAAGCGTATGGTAATATCGTATATTCTGAGCCTAAATAAGGCTACACAGGCGGAAAAAGCGCAACTCGCGCAAATGTGCGGGGTTGAGGTTAAAAACGGCAGAATCGTTACTAAATCGCTCTACGCGGCTAAATAAATTGCGACTAAACGCGGTAAAATGTATGCTATTATATTATGCAGGAGGTAGAGTATGCTTAATATTACTCCGACTGTGCAATCTGAAATTACCAAAATCGTTTGTCCGAACTGCAATGAAAAAGTACCGCGTGTAGGCTTACAAAAGGACAGTAAAGTTCAAGGTCTGACGTTTAGGTGTAAAAAGTGCGGCAGACTATGGACGGTAAAAACTGAATAATATTTGTGCCATATTCCGAGAGATAGAGCCATTGACCGTAAGATACGGTTAGTGGCTATTTTTATTAAAAATCTAAAAAGGAGGACTGCGACTATGAAACAGGGTTCGGGTAACAGATATGCGACCAATAAAGGCGGCATTATCAAGGCTCCCAAGAGCGTGCAGGAACAGCCTAAGGCGACCGTAGTCAAGGGCAACGACCTGAGAAACGGCAAAAAGAAATAATCGAATTTTATAGGAGGACAAACGATTATGCAGGACGAAATCAAGAAACCCGACGAGGAAATCGAGGAAACCGTTGTCGATGACGAGAACGAAACGGTTGACGATTCCGATGACGAGTTCGAGTATGACGACGAGGGTAACATTATCATTCCCGACGTAACGGACGACGAGGACGTTGAGAGCGACGAGGACGCCGCGGACGATAACGACGAAAACCCCGACGACGAGCAGGGCGACGGTTCCGATGACGCCGATAAAGGCGACGGAGAATCGGACGCAGAGCCTGAGGAGTCTACGGACGATACAAAAGATAAGCGTATCGCAGAACTCGAAAACGAGTTAAAAGCCTTAAAAGCGCAGGGCAGAGATACGTTGAAAAAGTTGGGCGCGAAAGAAACGAGCGACGTGCAAAAAGGGCTTGAGGAGTTGGCGGCAGAGGCTGACGATATTCCGTTAGAGGAATACCGCAAAAAGAAAGCCGAAAGCGCGGAAAGCGAGGAGGCGTTGCGCCTCTTGCGCGAAACCGAATTTAAGAAAAAAATGGCTGCCGACCTCGCAGAGGTGCAGGGGTTCTATCCCGAAACAAAAGGGCTGAAAGCGATTACCGAAATAAGCAATTTCGGCGTATTTGCGGAACTCCGCGATAAAGGCTTGACGCCTAAACAGGCATACGCCGCGGCAAACCCTGACGGCGTTCGGGCAAGCGTGGCTAAGTCCGTAAAACAGCAGTTGCTCAACGAAACAAAGGGGCATTTACGCTCGGCGGTGCCGAAAGGCTCCAAAGACAACTCGATTACGATGAGTAATAAGCAGTTGAGCGAATGGCGCGATTTGTTCCCGAATCTGAGCGATAAGGAAATTGTCGCTCTGTACAGACAATCATATCAAAAATAAAAAGGAGAATTTCTATGTTCAAACTCATTAAAATTGAGAATGGCAGAATGAACGTACCCGAACCCGTTTACCACGACGTAACGGACGACGAGGCGGTCGAATACGGCGAGGCTCTCGTTTTGGCGTCGGGTAAGTTCACGAAATGCGGTGCAACGGTAAAACCTACGCATATCGCTATGGGCAGCGTTGCGGCAGACGCAACGAAACGCACTCTTGCGGCGGCAAGGGTCGAGGACAATCAACTTTACGAGGTGCCTGTTACGGCGGCTCCTACGGGGGTTACGGCGGGGAGGAAAAAAAATCTGCATACGGACGGCTTGCAGGTAACGGCGACCACCACGAGCGGCGTCGTAACCGTAGAAAGTCTGAACGGTGCGTCGGCGGCGGGAGATATTATCGTCGTCAGAATTATTTAACAGGGAGGACAGACAATATGTCGAATTTTATCTACAGCGCAATGTCGGGCAAAAACGACCCTATGTTCGGTAAGTTTGAACACCCGATAAAGGCACTCATCGAGAACGAATCGAATATCTGTGAAAAGCAGAAAAGCATACTCGATTTTCTTTTCAACGTCGAAAAATCGAGCCGCTACGCCGAAACGATTATGGGCGAGTCCGATTTCGATACGTTCCAAAGCAAACAGGAAGGACAGGGCGCGGAGAACGATAGCGTCGAGCCTACGTTCAAGAAAACGATAGAGCATATCGAATTTGCGAAAGAGTTTACCATTACCCGCAAAATGGCGGACGACGCAAAGTTCGGTATGGGCGCGGATATGAAAAACAAGCCCAAAAAGTTCGTTCGCGCCTACTACAAGACGCGTATCAAAATCGCGGCGCAGGCTCTCATCAACGGCACGGCGAAAGAGATGACGTTCAACAAGGCAAAGGTTGATTTGACTTGCGCCGACGAACTCGCTCTGTTCCATAAGGCGCACCCGTATTCGACGGACAAAATGAAAGGCAAGACGCAGAGCAACTACTACTACGGCGAACTCACGGGCAGCGCAAGCACGCTTGAGGACGCGCTCGGCGTTCTCTCGAATAAGGTGCGCAATTTCAAGGACGAAAACGGCGACGTTATGGAGTATGTCGCGGACACTCTCATCATTCCCTGCAATCGTCCGAAACTCGAAACGCTCGTCAAAAAGGTTGTCGGCTCCGAGCGCACCGTGGGCAGCGCAAACAACGATATAAATACTCAGTACGGGAATTGGAATATCGTTGTGCTGAACGGTTGGGAGGCGGACGACGACAGGTTTATGGTTATGTCGGGCGACGCCAACAAGAACCTGCTCGGCAATATGTTCTATAACCGCGTTCCGCTTGACATTACGAGCGATATTGACAAGCACACCCGCAACTACTTTTGGAACGGTTACTGCCGTTTCGGTGTCGGGTTCAATACTTGGAAACATATCCTGCTTGCCGTCAACAGCAAAGACGCGATTTCCGCGGCAACGTCGCTATAAATCATTTAACAAGGAGGCTGATTATGACCGTTGCAGAACTTTATAAACAGGTTGCTCAACTCGGTTTTGAGGTTTCCTTAGAAGATGATGACAGGTTTTATTACGCAGCAAATAGGGCTTTATTGCAGGTCAACGAGGTTCGACCTGCAATAAGTTACTATTTGATAAATCACAAGCCGCTGAAAAATCTATTGTCCGATTCCGCATTTTCTCCCGTCGAAAAAGATGAGGAACTGCAATACTCCGCACACGCCGCAAAATCATATTATTTTGAGGCGGACGGAAACGGTATCGTTTATATCGAAAAGCACACGCCTGACGGGTGGGCTGTTATAGGTACGGTATCGCTTGCGTCTACGCGCAAATTTGTCGCGTATCGGGGGTTTATCAAAGAGGCGGACAGTTTTGTAAGCGATTTGGTTAGACTGCGTTTTTCGGGCGAGTTTGTGTATTCGGTAAAGAACGTCGCAATGTACGACAAACTGTATAGCGAGGACGAGGCGGATATACCCGCTTATGAACCGTTTACGCGCTACGATATAAGTAAACTTACGGACGATTTTCTTGCGTTGTGCTGTCCGCCTATCAAAGAGGCAGAGGGCAACGCGATTATCAATCAGGGGTACGGCGTAGAGGGCAATAGTGTAATATTGCTCCCGTATAATCAGAGCGGTGTTTTCAAGGTTTTATATAAAAGGCGTCCTGCGCCGATTGTCAATAACGGCGAAATGGACGATAAGACCGAGATTGATTTGGACGTGGAACTCTGCGCCCTGCTGCCTGTGCTTATTGCGGCTTATGTATGGATAGACGACGAGCCGCAAAAATCGGAATACTACAAATATTTGTATAGCGAACGCGCCGCCGAGATTGAACGTAAGGGGAAAGATATAAGCCCTGTTATTATCAAGAGTTCAAACGGGTGGTAAGCGCAATGGCAACGAGAACAAATTTCCTCCAAGCGAGGGAAACATACAACAGATATTACGGCGATTTCAGAGGCGTTGATTTTTCGAGCGACCATACGCAGGTTGACGAACACCGCCTCGCTTACGCTGTAAATATGTTCAGAGATTATCAGTCCTCGCAGGGGCAGGCACTTGAAACGATTGCAGGGTTCAGAAAGCGCGTCGTATTGCCTGAGGAAAGCGATGTTTTCGGTATATTCAATTTTTCGCATAAAGACGGCGATAAAATCGTTACCAAAGTTCTTATTCATTCGGGGAGCAAACTGTATTTGTGGAAAAATTACCCGAATACCGCAAATATTGTTCTAAGTGAAACGATTGTAGTACCCGAACCCGATTCCGTTGTAAACGGAACGAAAACATTTAAGCAGATTTTACCTGAGAATGTCGTTACCGTTACCGCGTTAGCGCGGACAAACGGCGAGGACTTAACTTTTTTGATGAATTATGACGCGGCTACGCGGGAACTGTCTTATGCAAGCAGCGATTTGGTTGCAGGCGATAGACTTTTGCTGTCTTATAAAGAGGGCATTTTAACCGCGGCAGACGCGCTTTTTGATAATATGAACCCCCGAAAAAGCACGTCGTTTATATTCAATAACAGGCTGTATATCATTGACGGCAAAAATTATTTGGTATATGACGGCGTGAGCGTAAAAAGCGTATTGGATAACGCTTATATCCCGCTTACTTATATCAATATTATTACGAGCGGCGAAAACGCCGATATAGGTAAGCAACACGAGCAGCGAAACATTCTGCAGTCTAAGTTTAGGCATACGTTTATCGCTGACGGCACGACGACGGAGTTTTTTCTCAATGAAAATGCTCTCGATGAGATTGTATCGGTAAAGGTTTACGGGCAGGCAAAAGTACAGGGAACCGATTTTACCGTAAGTCTTGCTAACGGCAGTATTAAGTTTATCGTTGCACCCGAAAAGCCTGAGCGCGTCGTGCAGATTGCAGGAGCGACAGAAAGCGAAAACGTCTTTTATCCCGAAATGTACGCGGGAATCGAGGTTGTGGCTAAAAAAGTATTTACGAGTGTATCGGGCGTTACCGATGAATGTGCGGAAATATCAAGGCTTATAACCGATTGTACTATTGCGACAATTTACGATAATAGGGTTTTTCTGTCGGGGAACCCGAATTATCCGAATCACATATTTTACGCCGCGAGAAATTCTACGGGCTATGTAGACCCCTCGTATTTCGGCATTTTGAACTATATGCAGGACGGCGTGGGAGTCGCGCCCATTACGGGAATGATTACCGTTGCCGATACGCTTATGGTTTTGAAAGACGATACGCAACAGGACGGGTCAACTTATTTTCATACGCCTACGCAGACGAATGACTCGATACAGCCTGTAATTTATCCGTCCTCGCAGGGGTTAAGCGGCATAGGTTGTTTGGGTGCTTGTATCAATTTTTTGGACGACCCGATATTTATATCGCGGCTCGGCGTAGAGGCGGTCGGGCAACTGTCTGTGCGGTACGAGAGGGCGAACGAACACCGTTCAAGCCTTATAGACGCGAAAATCGTCAATATGGACTTAAGTTCTGCCGTGGTTGCGGAATGGAACGGGTATCTTTTGGTACTTGTGGACGGGTGCATTTTTATGGCGGACAGCCGACAGCGTTATACGCACGCAATAGGCGTCAATCAGTACGAATGGTATTATATCGAGAACGTCGGCGTGTATAAAGGGCAATATCCCGAATACAAGTACGCGACGCAAATAGCCGAGGAATTACAAGGCAAAACAGTCAAATACTGTACGAAATGCAAAAAGAGCAAAAACGAGTGTACTTGCGGTAACGACGACCATATTATCGAAATTCCGATTATGCTTGCCGAAAACGTGTACTTTATGAATACTCACGAAACGCTGAATCTTACAGGGCAGGTAGTAAACCCGCCCGATGACTACGGAAAGGAAACGGCGCGAGTGTTTACAGAGGGCGTTGCGGTAGAAATTGACGGGTTGGAATATACGGTCGGCGTTTATTATACGGTACACGAGGTCTACGATATTTTTTCGGGCGATTTGGTACGTTACGAGGCGTATTTGTGCGAGGGTAAGGGAGAATATATCGGCGGCGTATTTCAAAAAGCAACGACGATACGCGATATGTTCGACAATATCTATTTCGGCACAAAAAACGGCGTCGTATGCTCGTTCAATTTCGATAAAAGAAACTCCGAGGGCGAAATCGAGCCGCGTTGGTACACGTTCGATAATAGAACGATTTACAGCGGTTGTGCGACGAAAATGGACTGCTGCGGCATACCGCATTTGACGAAAAACACGGTAAAAAAATCGACCGTGATAAAGACTAAATCGTTCCGCAGTTCGTCCGCAAAAATCAAGGTGCGAACGAATAAAAAGCCGTACACGCAAATCGCCCGAATCAATAACAGTCTTTTCTCTTTTGAGGATATGGACTTTACGGACTTTACATTTAATACGACGGAACAGAGTTTGTTTGCGGTCAAAGAAAAAGAAAAGCAATGGGTTGAAAAGCAATACTACATTTATTCCGATGAGTATATGAAACCTTTTGCGCTGTACTATATTTCGTTCCGCTATCAGGTAGTAGGACGACTGAAAAATTAAGGAGGGCTATATGTCATTAAAACGATTTGTAAATATCACGCCCGCCGAACTGAAAGCAAAGGGCGTCGTTGCGCTTGCGGATAAGCCGAACGTCGTATCGCCCTATGGCGCAGGCGGTATGTCGTCCACGGCGTTAAAATTGTGGTTCGACCAAATCGGCAAATTTATTGCCGAGAAAATCAATGTGATTCAGGACGCGCTGAGCGGCGACGACGCGGCAAGTTACGTTAAACTCGATTTGTCGGGTCTTGACCCCGAAAGCGAAAAAATCGAGGGCTTTTCTTACAGTCTGCAAGACCTATGCAATGCTTGTTTGAACGGTAAACTTGCGGCGTATGTTCTCGCGTATGAAACGCCCGCAGATGACAAACTGAAATCTCTGCAGGTGATTTTGAACAGCATTGCGCAAAAGATAAGCAATGCAAATGAGCGGCTGACGGAGTATAAAACGCTCCTGAAAAGCGCGGACGGCGCGGCTGAGGTCGGCTTGCCCGAAAAGTACGGCGCAGGAAAGAAACTTGCCGACCTCATCGACGATATATACAGTTGCGATTTGGCGGCAAAGTTGGTTGTCGAGGCGTATGGGCTTACTGCTGCCACGCAGAACGTCAAAACGCCCGTCGCCTTACAAACTTGCCTGAACGATATTGCGGCGGCTTTACAGGCTCAGAGCGGCTCCGTATTGCTTGATAAAATAAACGAGCGATATACGAAAATAGCCGCCGATAATCTGTTCAGAACGAAAGAGGACAGTTACACAAAAGCGGAAACGGTCGCTATCGGCGTGTATAGGTCGGAACAGGGAACGCAGGATAACAGGCTTACGAACATTGAAAAGACTATCGGTAATATGCAAGGGCAGGACACCGATATTCTCGGTATGATTGATTCTATAAACGAGGATATTGATTCATTGCAACTCGGCGTAGTGCCGCGCAAAATCAGGGGCAGGATAGAGAACGCGAACCCTGCCGAACTGTCGGAAAGCCTTATAAACGCGTTAAATGCAGCGGTCTTTTCGGCTACGGGCAGAGCGACGCCCGACAATACGGACGCGGTGCAGGTCGTTGATTCGGCTATGCCGAATAAGGGCGAGGTGTACACCTACTATTATTGGGCGGCTCCCGAAAGTTCGGAAATAGACGGGTGGTACGTTGCGGCGATATATACCGCACCGTCCATAACCGATATACCGAGTTACAAGTTCAATATCGTTGCGAGTTCGTGGACTGCAGTTGCCGACGATGACGGGCTGTATTACATAACGATAACGCCCGAAATGCACGGTATGGGAACCGATTTGTCCGTTTTGGTCGATTTGCGTATCTATCACGACGGCGAATACTACGCGAACGCAAATCTGTATTTCGTTAAACCGAACGGGGAAATTGTTCTGTATTCCGATTATAAGTACGTCGGAGAGTGCGTCGTCCGTTGCGGTAAAGCGTATTTTTCGGCAAATATGGCGGTAAACGCGATTGATAACGGCAACGGCATAATCGAACTCGGCAACGGGCTGAAACTGCTTGTAGGGGCGGCGGAATTGACGAATGTCGCAGCGGGAGAATCGAAAGGCGTAGAGATTACTGCCGCGTCTGTAAACGCCATTTTTACGGCAACGGCGACGCCCGATAAGACGGCTTTTACTGCCGCTGTAAACATATCGGGAAACACCTGTACGATTTTATGTAGGAATAACGGAACCGCCGCAGACGGCGTAACCGTCAACTATATTATCTTGGCAAATTAAGGAGGTTGCGTATGGATAGAATCGCGCTTAAGGATATATCGGAACCGCGTAAACTGCTTGGAACGATGAACGCGCTCATTGATATGGCAAACGAAAGCGGCGCAAGCGTTTTTGACGTCGCAGACCTGCAAATGAGTTTGAGAACTCTGACGGGAACGGGCGCGGTAGCAATGTTCAAAAGTTTATCCGTGAGCGGCATAACGCTTACGAGCGGCACGCTTGACGGTGCGGAGAGGTGCTTGCAATGTTAAAGTATAATGAGCGTTCGCCAAAAGAAATGTCGGTCATCACTAAGGCTAAAGACCTTATGGAGCATACTTGCACATTGACCGCAAACACAAACAGATTCCCGAAAAAGTACAGATTTTCTATCGGGGCAAGAATCGAAAATCTTGCCATTGATATATACGAAAATTTGGTACGGGCGAATGAGTGTAATTTAAGCGACGCTCACGAACGCCAACGGCGTTTAGACTGTCAACAGGAGGTAATCGTATCGTGTAAGTTGCTGAATACAATGATTGAGTTATCGCACAAAATACCGTCTATCGAACTGAGTATCGACTCGGCGGAATATTGGAGCAGGCTTGTCGTCGAGGTAAAGAAAATGACTGCCGCGTGGCGCAACAACGACAAGCGGCAGCAAAACAATCAATAAAACACATAGGGTATGCCCTGTTCCTCCTAACTCGTCGAACTCGTACAACGTCCGCAACGTCAATTCGGACGGCTCGTTGAACAACAACAATGCGTACAACGGCACGAGGGGCGTGCGCCCGCTTTGGTGGGCAAAAGTCAGTCCGAGTAGCCATTTTCAAGGCGAAAGCAGAACTCCACCAACAAAGGAGGGCATATCCTTTCCGTAAGGATAAACACAAGATTGCCGACGTGAGTGCATTTGCAAAAAGGCACAGGCTATATGCGGCAAGGAGTTGAAATTATGCAGGAGTATGAAACGCTATACGAACGAATTTACGCGTTTAAGAATCTATATAACGCGTATAAAGAGGCTCGAAAAGGCAAACGGTGGAAAGACGCAGCAATCAAGTTTGAAATCAATCTTATGGAGGCATTGCTGCTGTTAAAGTACCAACTGCAAAACAAAACGTACACGTTGGCACCATACAACCGTTTTTATGTTTACGAGCCTAAGGAACGGCTTGTGATGAGCAATAGTTATAAGGATAAGGTCGTGCAACACTCGCTATGCGATAATGTTCTCGAACCGATACTGATAAAAAGTTTTATATACGATAACTACGCCTCGCAGGTCGGTAAAGGCACCGATTTAGGGCTTAGCCGCCTGACGGAATTTTTACATAAATACTATCGTCAACACAAGTCGGCGGACGGGTGGGTGCTTAAGTGCGATATTAGAAAGTTTTTCTACAATATCAATCACGGCATATTGAAATCGTTACTGCGCAAACATATCTCCTGTGAAAATACATTATGGTTGCTCGATATGATAATCGACAGCACAGAGGGAGAGGTCGGCATACCGATAGGAAATCAATCATCACAACTTTTTGCTCTGCTATATCTGAATGGTTTAGACCACTATATAAAAGAGAAACTCGGCATTAAGTTTTACGGTCGATATATGGACGACTTTTACCTGATACACGAGGATAAAGAATTTCTGAAAAAATGCTTGAACGAGATTCGCTCCTATGTGGGCAAACTTGGGCTTGAACTGAATGAGAAAACGCAAATTTCTCCGCTCCGTAACGGAATTGACTTTTTGGGGTTTCATACTTATTTGACCGACAGCGGAAAGGTTATACGGAAACTGCGTCGGCAATCAAAAACGGGTATCTGTCGTCGCCTCAAAAAATTCAAAGGCTTGCACGAACAGGGTAGGTTGCCGATGACCCGTATCGAATGTTCGTATCGCAGTTGGCGCGGACACGCTGAGCGCGGGAATTGCTATCATTTGATAAGAAAAACAGATAAACTCTATAATGAGTTATTCAAAAAGGAGGACAAATAATGTCGCAAACATTAGGCAGTTTGCCCATAGGGGCAAAAATAAAAGAAAAAGATACAAAATATCTCGGAGTTCCTATCGTATGGGTAAAAGCCGATACCGACCATACCGATTATCCGAGCGGTAGCACTACGCTTATAACGGAAAAAATCATTGCACGGCGTGCTGCTGACGCAAAGGAGCCGAATAACGCCGACAGCAACAGAAAGAATTACGGCAACAATAGGTATTCCGTATCGAATATTGACCAATGGCTCAATTCGGACGCGGAGGCAGGAGTGTGGTATTCGGCGCGTCATAGTGCAGACCAAGCACCGAGTAGCACGTCTTATGTGTCATCTAACCCTTATTCTGCGAAAGCGGGATTTTTAAGCGAGTTTTCGCCTGCGTTCAAAAAAGCACTACTTGATACGGCGATTAGGGTTGCGCTCCACCCCGCATTAGACGATGGTCCTTATGAAACAATTACGCGTAAAGTGTTTTTGGCGTCGCGTGCCGAAACATTTGGTGCAGCAGAAAATGGAGTTACGGAGGGTTCTATCCTCGCACTTTTTGCGGAAAACACAAACGCGGTTAGAGTTGCTTATCAAGGACAAACGACCGTGCAAGACGGTGGAACTGAGGGTAATGCGTGGTATTGGTGGCTTAGAACTCCTAACTCGTCGGGCTCGTACTACGTCCGCTACGTCAATTCGGGCGGCTCGTTGAACGGCAGCAGTGCGTAACACGGCACGGGGGGCGTGCGCCCGCTTTGTAATCTGAAATCTGATATTCTTGTATCAGACTCGGTAGACGACGAGGGCTGCTATGAATTGTTTTTGCCTGTGGACGCTCCCGAAAATATTGCGGTCAAAACGCCGATATATTGCAACCCTGACTATAACACGGGCGGTATTGAGGGCGGAAAGGCTGAAGTATCGTGGAGCGCAGTTGAGGGTGCGGAAAAATATATTTTAGAGCGTTCGATAAACGGCGGCGTGTTTAACCCGATATATAGCGGCGACGGAATTTCTTTTACTGACAGTATAACCGCTAATATCAATACCGTTCAATATAGGGTATGTTCCGTAAAGGGTATAGCGCAATCGGGGGAATATCGAACGGCGTCAACGGTCGTTGTGCAGGATAATTACCCTCCGTTTATTTCGGGCGATAATACCGCGCTCGGAAATACGGCGACGCGAATCAAGTACAAATATACTGTGTACGACGGCGACGATGTAAATGTAACAGTCAAAGAGTATGTAAATACGACGCTTTTGCGTACATATACCGCAACGGGTTCGCAGGAGAATACACTTGAAATTGACCTCGAAACGTGGAATAATTTGCCCGTAGGCGACAACACGATAAAGATTGTCGTTATGGACGATAACAATGCTACAGCGACGCAGACCAAACATTTCAATAAGATAGGCGGCGTCATAGAATTTGAGTATGTTCCGTTCGGGAATCAGATTGCTGTTTGCCCTAAGGCGATAAACGTACAACTCGATTTGATTGCGCCACTTGACGCAAAAATACAAGTGCTTGCAAGTAATAATGCGAATGATACGCAGCCCGTATGGGATAATATCACGACTGCCGCACTGAGTAAACATAATCACGTTTTCACGAACAAAAGCAAGGAGCGTGGGGTGAATTATTATTGCGTCGCGGTAAGGGTGAAAATCGAACGAAACGGCGCGGACGGTGCGATTAAACTGTATGGAATCAAGTGCCAACTTGATTGCAACGTTGAGTAGGAGGGCTATATGAAAATGGAATACAGGCTCTTAGACAGCGGTAAAGGAATTATGCTTACGAGGCAGCCCGAATTTATTTCGGGCGACCTCTACATATCGTTTACGGACGCGCCTGATGGGGCGACGGCAATCATTGTAAACGGGCAGAAAGATTCTCTGTACAGAGAGATAAAAGACGGCGTTTGCGGCGTTCCTGCGGCGTTCCTGACGGGCGACGTGTCGATTGTGGTAACTTTACTCAACGGCACCGTAAACGCACCAAAATGGACGTGCGAGGGCATAAAAGCAAGTAACACCAAAGGTGGCATATTCGTTCGTCCGAACGACGGCGATATTCCGCAACAGATAGCGGAAACACGGGTCGAAATGCAAGAGATAAGAAACGATATTAAAATGCTGTTTGATAAATATTCGGGGCTTGAAACGAAATTAAACAAGTTGCTTGAGGGTTACGACGTAACGTAACAGGAGGGTATAATTATGACTATGAAAAAAAGAATTTTGATAATCGCCGCGTCCGTTTGCGTGCTATTATCGCTCACGTTGCTTTTCGGGTTTACAACGGAACCTGCGGCAACTCAGACCGCATACGCGGCAACGGTCGATGACGGCGCGGAGCCGCCCGCAGAAACAGTCGATGAAACGGATAACCCCACTTTTCTCGGCAGGGTCGGGGAATGGCTAAACGAGCATAAGGTTGAAATCGTAACGATTTTAACCGATATTGTTATGTTCGTTATGCTCATCTATAATACCGTAAAATCGAAAAAGAGTTTACTGCGAATCGGTAAAGATACGTCGTTTACAAATAATTCACAGTCTGAGGTAATCGGCGGGTTAAATAATCTCATCGAAAATTATAACGCGATTGAGAAAAAAATCACGTCTTACGAGAATACCGAAAGTGAACGCTATAAATTTGTAGCCGCTATGGTCGTGCAGACCCGCGCCGTTTTGGATATTCTTGCGACGGTATATGCCAACTCGAAAAATCTGCCGCAGGGCGTAAAAGATTTGGTAAATCTCAAATATGCCGACGTATTGAAAACGACGAGCGACGACGAAAAACTGTTATCGGTCGAAATGGTCGAAACGGAGCGGGAACCTGAGGCGGAAAAAACGGAGGAGTGATTATGAGAAACGCGACAAAAGGAAAGATAATCAAAACGTCCGCGCTTGTCGTGGACGTGGCGGCTCCTCTTGCGGCGACTCTCTCACAATTCCCCGTATGGGTCGATAAAAGTTCTACGGCGACAATTTCGGGCTTGTTCGTGGTGTTTGCTCTGCTGTCCGCGATACCGCTTATTCGCGTTATAAAGCAATACCTGAAATCGCCCGCCGCGTGGTTGATATGGACGGTCATAACGGTGTTTGTCATCGCGCTTAGAAATATTATCGACCAAATGGCTATTATCTGCCTGATAGGGCTTGTAGCGAACCTGATAGGCGCAGGACTACATAAAATCGGAGAAAAAGTGGAGAGTAAGCCCGATAAGCCGATTGATGATGAATCGGGCGACGGAGGTAGCGAATAATGAGTATGGAACCTATAAAACACGACGGCGGAGAGAAACGCACAACGGGAATGGAAAAAATCAATCGGGCGCAGCGGCGCGTTACGCGCTCCGTGGTAAACAATGCGGCGTGGTTCATCGGCTTTTTTATAGTTTTTATCGTTGTCGTCGTATTCACGACGGATATAAACTTGTCAAACGGCTTGGGGTGGGCGCAGTTCGGTCTGACGTTTTTCATTCTGCTGTTTTGCACATATTCAATGTTTGCGAACTTTTACTCGTCGGGCGTGCGTGCAGGGAAAAATACCGACGCATACAGCGAGGCGCATAAACATTACGACGAACTGAAAAAAATTGTCGTTGACCGCAAAATGCAGGGGCGGCTTATGGAGTTTTGCAGATATTACATTGATGACGAACTCGAAAGCGCACGGACAGCGATTCTGACTGAGGTCGGCATATCCTATTCGGACTATCAAAAAGAGTATTGCGGCAAGGATAAAAAGACGTTGCAGAAAAACGAAAAATTGTCTGTGGTTCAAATTGCGGCGATTCTACGGGCGAACAAAACTAAGCCTGTAAAACTGACGCCCGAAATGATATTAAAGCGCGGACGCGGGAGTGCAAGCCGCAGTCCTTTGGGCGTTAAACCCGAAACGAAACGCGCTCTGACGTTTGGCTCGAAATTCTGTACGACCTGTATAACCTCAGTTCTTACGGGCGTAATAATGCTTGACGTCATCGTAAACCCGACGTGGGCTACATTTGCGGCGTGCTGTTTGAAACTGCTGCCTATCGTTCTGAATGGCTTTTTAGGCTATAAATCGGGGTATGACAATATCACGGTTGCAACTATAAACTACATAGGCGACCAATCAGATTTGTTACAGCGGGCTATTCAGTATATAGAATCTACGCCCGAACCCGTACAAGTAGAGGAGCCGAAAACAGCATTGACAGAGGTCGATATTTCCCTTGAAAACACGGAAAAAATACCCGTGCAAGAGTAATGCAATTCTTATGCAAATGCAATGCTTTTGCATATCAAACGCAATACAAATTTATGCAAATAAAAACAAAACAAAACTAAAGACAAAAAGAAATATATATAAAAAATAACAGACTGTCTGTCGGACTTTAGGACGGGCAGTCTGTTTGATTTTCAAATTTTTTTGAGATTGATTAAGTTGTGATTAGTTGAGGTTATTTTTATTTTCCTGTTCGGAACGCTTTTCTGACGCAATCTGAGAGCCTACATAAGAGCGTATAAGAATATTTCTCCTACGTTCCTCCTCCGACTGATAATCTTGGAAAGGGGAGGTATCGGTATCTTGTGAGTGTTTTGCTTGTTTTCTCTTACGAGCGCGTTCATCAATCTTTTCAGGTTTTACGAATTTGCAAAAAAGAATGTACGCGATTATCGAAAGAACACCGCCGACGCCGAATAATGCTCCTACAATCGCACCGCTTACGTTGCAGGCAAGGCAAATAAAGGCAGGAATACAGCAAATGGGGAAAAGGAATATCCAACCCACGATACCGCTCTGAAACAACGATACAATCGTTGCAAGTTTAGAATCGTACTTTTGAAAACGAAAATCAAGACGCATAGCGCACCTCCGACAAAGTAGTTCTCATACAAGAGAGTTGTCTTAGGTGTGTTACGCGTAAAGCGTT